AGTCGCGACGGTGGCCGTCAGACTTGAGCAGCCCATCAGGGGAAGTATCAACAGTGTCGCCAGCACGAACCGCATCCTGCGTCCTCCTGAGAACGTCAGCGGTCGCCTTGGCCTCAATCTCGGCAATGGCGTCCGCCCTGATTTTGTAAATGACACAACTAGTTAGCCCAAGGACTAACATTCCAATAGCGACATATCGCCCAATTGGAGTGAAGAGTAGGCTAAACACCGTGGCGGTCCATGTTTTGCTTACGCCAATACCAGATTGCCCCGCCAAGGCCAACAATCGCAGCCATAATGACAAAGTTTGGATTGTGAAGTAGGCCCATAAGCTGATTTGCCGTGTCAGACGCATCCTGCGCTTGCGCAGCAATCTCCTTAGCTGCTCCCAGTCCTCCAAGGCCAGCCGTGAGGATCGCCGCATTGCCTTGCTTGCTTTCGACCATTGTTCGCGCAGGAACAGGATCTGGTTCGGTGCGATGGTCTTCAGCATCAACAGGATGGTCATCGCCCGCACTCCACCATGCGCTTTCGGCCTGACGGCGACGAACAAGGCCCGGCAACACTTTGCCGCCGCCCTTCGTCCATTTCATCAATTCGGCAGGAACGGCGTCAAAATTGCCCGCATTTACCTTCTTGAGCAGGGTAGAGGACTTCAGCGCACCAATCCCAGCGTTGTAGGCGAAGTCCACAAGAACGTCGAATTGATGCTGCGTCAAAGGCTGTTTGACCATATCTGCGACGGCTTTTTCGTATTTAACAAGGTCACGCTTGAGGATTTCGTCAGCCTCAGACTGCTTGATCGTCATCCCGTCCGTAACTTCAGGAGCGCCAGCCGCAGATGTATGGCCGTAGCCAATCGTGCAGACGCCAGCCGGGCAGCGATACGCCTTGAGCTTGCAGCCTTCAAACTTCTTGAGAAGGGCGTCGATGCCCTCTTGGCTCATCTTCATCCCTATTTGTCCTTCTCTAAAAGAGTGACACGCTTATCCAACGCCGCAATGAGTTGGGCCATGTCAAACCGAATGGCGGCCCTAGCCTGTGCGGCGTCTGCCGCCATGTCCATGCGGCTCTTTTCAATCGCAGCCACAGACCTTTCGCGGTCGAGGGTCATAGCTGCACGAGCAAGGGCGGCCTCACGCTCGACACGCTCAATCTTGTCATTTAAGGCTTCCCTGATCTGCGCCATGTCGATGGTCGTGCCTTGCGGCGGGATGGCCTTGTTGTCGGCATTGACGACAACAGCGATCTTGGCCTTGAGCTGGATGATTTCGTTGTTTGCAGTGGACAGAGAGCCCATGAGGTAGACGACGCAAGAGAACAGGATTGGGATACCGGCGAAGACGATCTTCTCAACCAGTGCCCCCTTGCTGGCGCTGGCGGCCATCTCAAGAGCGATCTTCTCTTGCTTCTCTTGGGTAGTAGTCATTTGTCCGCCTTCCCGTCAAGTTTGTCGTAAATCCGCTGGAACATGTATTCGATGTGTTCCATGCGCTTGTCTAAATCGACGCGCATGACGTAGTTTTTGGGAAGATCAACTTCAAGCTCATGCAAATCCGAGCGTAACTCTTTAACGGCCCCCCACAATTCGCGCGCAAACCATCCTCCAACGGCAAAAATGGCAGTGCCAATGATGTTGAAGATCGTTTGCCCGTCCATCACGCCGCCTCTGTCTCTGGTTCTTCAAGTTCGCCCCTTACGAACCTGAGATTTTGCTGCAATCGCTGGTCTCCCGGAGCATTTTCCACAGCAATTTGCGCCTGCTCTATAGATACCGTTTTTAGGCCCAAATGCCAAGCAGCGATGCTGGCGAGATCATGAGGTTGCGCCCCCCAAACTTCAGGATCTACGGTGTAAACCATGAGACGGTTTGTGATCTGGAGCGCCCGCATGGCATAAGCGAAACATTCGGCCCAACGATGTTGGCGATACATAAGCATAGCCAATTCACACCATGGCTCGCGAGTGTTTGGGGCCTCAGACGCCGCCAGATGGAAGGATTTTTCGGCATTTTCTGGCTGTCCAAGCTCGCTGTAGCAGCGGCCCATGACGCGATAGGCGTAGCAGCGTTCGTTTTGCCAGACTGCGCGAGGAAGTTTCAGGTACGCCTCGCAAGCGTCAATGGATTGCTGCCAATGACGGTGAAAACTCAGTTCTCTGGCGTAGTAGAACGCATTTCTGGGGCAATCAGGGTCTTCCTTGACGGACAATTCAAGCAAATCAAGATACTGACCGCGCGATTTGGTCGGGTCAGGCTTGTGAACCGCCAGAAGCATGTCAGTTTGCGCCCAGACCTCCGTGATCCGGCCATCTGGAACCGGATATTCATGGCACGGATGATGCCACATGTAGCCATGCCGGGCGTGGATCTTCTCGTAGTAGAAGGAAATACCGCAGCCCCAGTCGAACATGTAGCGCAGACGGGTCGTGTCGTCCTTCCAAACGCGCTCAATTTCCTCACGCCAGCCCGGCTGAAGCTCTTCGTCTAGGTCAAGACTAATGCAAACATCAACATCACGAGGAATAAGGGCCAGAACAGCATTCCGAGCAAGATCAAAGCGCCAAGGACTGATGAATATATCTCGGACAACCGCTCCACACTCATGAGCTTTTGCAACTGTTGCATCACTACTCCCCGTGTCACCAATAAGGATCAGATCGGCATCCTTCGCCGCCGCGCAGAACCGTTCAACGAACTGCTCTTCGTTTTTGCTGATCGCGTAAACGCATATCTTCATGGCATTTCCCCTCTCATGCCAGTGAAACTTACCGCTTGAACAAATCAAACGGCTTATTAACTTCGTCTATTTCTTCCTGCGTCATTGGGCGCACAACCCATGTTCTACGCCATATACCATTGTCATTAAGCGGAGGACCATCTACGCAGCATTGCGTCTTTATATCAAAAGAAGGTTGGTCAACCCACTCCACAAGCGCATATTCCCCATCTGGGTCCAGAGCAATGTCACCCGCATGACGAGGGTATTCCCCGGTAGAAAGTTTTATATAGTTCATAACGCCCCCGTTGTAAGTGTAAGACTGGATGTTGTTACGTCTACTGTATCTGAAGCTGAAGCATGAGATTGCGACGTAATGCCATAAGAAGTTGTTGTAAAAGAATCTGTATCTGAAGATGTTGCATATGAGGAAGCAGCAATAGTGTACGTCTCACTATTAAACGTATATGTGCCGATGTTGGAACCGGCAGAACTTATCACAGCTAAAAATGGATAATATGCAACGGGTGACATTTGCTGCACTTGATTTGATATTACAACATACCCGTTGGGGTTTACGATCAACGAGATAAAAATGGAAGTTTGATACGATGAAGGTAAAGTTATATCTCTTTGCCACTGGATAATTCCTGAAGAATTATATTTTGCCACCGCAATACGGCTTGGGTTGCTGCCAGAATATCCTTTTCCGGCAACATATACATTTTCGTCACTATCAATAGCAATGCTGCATGTAGTACTAAAACCTCCGCCAAGCGAAGAATTTCCCAACCTTTGCCCCCAAACTTTTGCCCCAGAAGAATCAATTTTCATAATTAAAGCATTATTGTTTGACGCTTGTCCGCATACATACATGTTACCAGAAGTTGTGCTTAAAGCCATTCCGGTAAAAAAAGTATTGCTCGCGTAAGATTTTTCAAAATTCAGAGCATTATTGCTTGTTGCTAATGAAATAAAAACCCCATTTGACCCCGCAGAAGCATTCAACCAACCAGCAATAAACACTGAAGAGCTATATTGCGCTATGCCAAAAGGGGCAAAACTGTTGGATGAATCACCACTAGTTCCATATCTAACCTCCCACTGAACCACTCCTGATGAATTTATTTTTGCAGCAGCAATACGGGCAGCGTCTCCATAATTAAATGTACCTGTAGTTTGTCCCGCAAAATAAACATTTCCAGACGTATCAGTTGTAAGGCTATTTATATAATAAGATCCAGATGTGATTGATGTTGACCAAGTGACACCCCCAGAATTGTCATATTTTACAACCCATGATTTTCCGCCATTATAATACCCCCCAGTGTAGATATTATTTGAAGAATCAATGGCTATGGCCGTTAGAGAATTTGTTGCCCCAGAAATAAGGTAAATTTTCTGATAAGAAATTGATTGCGTATTAAATGTAATTTTTTGAATATATCCGCCATGTGAGTTATCTCCGTCAGAGTCAGTTATGTAAAAAGAAGTTGCGTTAGACGCGACCCAATTGGTACCGCCGTTTTGAGGGGTATATAGGTTTCCAGATGAAGGCTTCATAAAGCCAATCCAGTAATATTTTTGCACAGGCCACGTCCCAGCCTTAATGTACTGCATAGCTTGATCAAGCGACCATATGCCAGACGCCGCCAAGGCTGTTGGCGCGACAGGTGCCTTGGTGATGAAACCGCCGGGGTAGCGTTCAGACATTGAAGTGGCCTCTCGGGTCGAAGGGCTTGCTGGCCTCGTTTATTTCTTCCTGCGTGGCTTGACGCACAAACCATGTCATGCGCCATGTGCCGTTGTCATTGATGGGCGCACCTTCATAACAACGCTGTGTAACGGGATCAATCTCTGGAGGATTAACCCACTCCACAACGGCGTACACGCCCTTGGGATCGAGAGCGATGTCGCCGGGGTGGCGAGGGTACTCGCCAGTTGAGAGCTTGATGTAGGCGGTCATAGCTGCGTCACCGAGGAGGTCAGGGTGGATGTGGAGTCGGTATATGTTGTGGTAGATCCCGTAAAACTGGGCGTTGTAATTGTGTAAGTTGGCGTAGATCCCGTAGCAGCACCCGCGCTGTCAGTTCCAGAACTAGCGGCGTATGTAACAGTAGACCCACCAACTGAATAAGTGCCGGTCAAAGAACCGTCAGTCGGCAGTTTTGCAAACAAAGTATTGAATGGACTTGACCCGCCACTGTTTGATGTGCCCGTGATATAAAAATTGGTGCCAAGCACAGAAATGGATGCTGCTCCCATATTAAGATTAGCCGTGATCCGCATTGATCTTTGCCATTGAATAGACCCTGATGAATTGTATTTAAGTATCATATATTGAGCATAACCAGATGCACTTCCGCCTGTGCCAAAAACATAAACATTTGCACTACTATCAATCGCAATACCCGTTGCAGAAAATGGGTTTCCAACTGATGTGGAGAATGTTCTTTGCCATTGCAAAGTTCCTGAAGAATTGTAACATGCTGTAAGATTGTAGTTGGTTGCAAAACCAGTAACATAAATATTTCCGCTGCTATCTACTGCAACAGCTTGGAGACTTATGCTAAAACTAGAACCGCTTAAATCAAGTTGTCTCTGCCACTGTAGCACCCCAGAAGAATTTAACTTGATAACAATGCCGGTGGTATAAGTGCCGGGAAGAACAAACCCACAGCAATATATGTTATCACTGCTATCTATAGCTATGCCGTATGAAGTGCAGTAACCAGTAGAAGCAGCGTAGTATTTTTGCCACTGCAAGGTTCCAGAAGAGTTGTATTTTGCAATAAACCATGTAGCAGCCCCGGTATCATTATCAGCATCATAGCCGCTGACATAAACATTTGAACTGCTATCTAACGCAATGCCGTAGCCAGAAAGTTGATTGCCTCCTGATCCTCCATTATCATTAATAGCTCTTTGCCATTGCAAAGAACCAGAAGTATCGTATTTAACTGTTGAAATACCATTATTGTTGTTAGCGCCTGTAAAATAAATGTTTGCGCTGCTATCCAAAACAATAGAATTGATACCACCAGTGGTTAATTGTTTTTGCCACTGCAATGTACCACTATTATTGTATTTAAGAAGTTGGAATGTTTGGTTAGAATCTTGGGATACCCCGCCAAAATACACATTTCCGCTACTATCAACTGCTGTTGCATTTTGCCCGCCTGCTCCTTGAATTCCAGTTGAAAGAGAAAGCAACCCAATCCACCCAGACGGAGCCGCAGGCCACCCACTCCCGACAATCGCTTGCATCTGCTGCGGCAGCGTCCAAACGCCCGTAGCCGCTGACGTGCTGGTCGTCGGCGCAGTCGCACTAATTACACCGCCCTTGTAGCGTCTGGACATGGTTCAGCCCTTACGAGATCAGCTCATAGGAAACGCTAAAGGTCAACTTGCTCGCCGTGCCGCTCGTCACGGTGATCGAAGTACCCTCCATCAGATAGATATTGGTCGTCTTATCTGCGACAATCAACGAGGCGTTGGCGGGTACAGAGACCGTCGAGATGATCGGATAGGCCGTGCCGCTTGAAGGAGCCGAACCCTGAGCCACAGCGCCATTGGTATAGATTGAGACAGTGGCATTGACGGCGTTTGTGCCATCGACGTTGGAGGCAACAATCTGGTTGATCCGCATCACCGTACCGCTGGAAGCAGCATTTGGGAGCAGCACCACAGCCGAAGTCCCAGACGGCGTGTAGTAAGTGGTTACGCCGTAGATGGCGGTTACGGCTGCGATATTCGGGTTTGCCATGGCGGGGGCTCCTAAAGTCCAAATAGAAGGGCGTATTTGATCGCCGTTGCGTTGGATACACTACCTGTCGGGCCAGTAGCGCCCGTTGGTCCAGTTGGTCCTGCTACTGTTGAGTTTGCCCCAGTTGGCCCCGTAGGTCCAGTGGGTCCAAACACGTTCGCGCTGATCGTGCTGACCAGATAGGAAATGGTGCCGTTGCGGTAGTAAGTGCTAAGAGTAGGCGAACCAGACACAGACTGAGCGTAAAGCGTGACCCTAATCCGGCTTGATGTGCTGGCAAGTGAAGTTACAGGAACATAAGCAGAAAAATCAAAGGTCGAAGATGTACCCGTATCTACGGCTGTTCCAGACGCATAAGTTCCGTTGACAAGCGTCTGCAAAACGGTTGTGCCATCAGAAGCCACCTCCTGAATGACCGCCCAGTAACGGATATTCTGATTGCTAGTGCTAGCATAAAGCCAAACATTCCAGTTGCCACCAGCAACTGCCGTCACGCCGGGAACGCCCGCAGCCGTCACAAATGAACCAATTTGTGTGCCAGAGCCCGAGTTGACGCTGGTCGTGACAGTTTGCTGCGCGCCAGTATTTGGGACAAGCGGCAATGTGCCGGACACCGGGCTCGTGCCGCTGGCGCTGTCTATATAAAGCACCAGACCCGACGAAATGCCGTTTGCGCCCTGCGCGCCCGTGGGGCCGGTTGGGCCAGCCACGGTTGAAGCAGCCCCCGTAGGCCCGGTAGGTCCAGTTGGCCCAGTTGGCCCAGTTGGGCCGGGAACCGTTGAATTAGCCCCAGTCGGGCCGGTAGGCCCAGTCGGTCCTGTTGGGCCCGGAACTGTCGAGTTTCCGCCCGTAGGCCCAGTGGGACCGGTAGCCCCAGTTGGCCCGGCAACTGTTGAGGCGGCCCCCGTTGCCCCGGTTGGGCCGGTCGGGCCGATGTTTCCCGTAGGCCCCGTAGGACCGCCAAAAGCGCCCGTGGGGCCAACGGTCCCGGTCGGCCCGGTTGGCCCGGCGATCCCGTCAGCGCCCGTAGGCCCGGTTGGGCCGATGCCCTTTAGATCGGCAATTTGCTGGGTTGTAGCGCGGCGAGACACGCCAGCCTGCACGACTTCAACCTCTTCGGACCCGCCGAGAGAGATTGCAGCTGGCAAATTGGGTATCTGTTGGTTCGCCATGCCCGAAACTCCGCCTGTCCTCTTTTACCACGGTTGGAACGTAAAGAAAAACGGCCTAAAAGATGGCAAAGAACGCAGCACCGGCTGGGGCATTTTGGAATATCCAGCCAGAATTGTTGCCTCCATTTGTGGAATTTGCGCCAGCATACCACACTGCTCCACCTGTGGCCGTTGAACGCGATATAGATAGATAGTTTGCGCTAACAATCCCGCCGATCTTTGACAATGTGTGGCTGGCGGCAGTCGCGCTGGCTATTGTGACAAGATTGCCTACCGTGCCGCCCACAAGCCAGTTGGTGATGGTCTGCGTTGTGCCAGCCGTGAACGTATAAGTCATTGGCTGGACGGCGTTGGTGATGGTTGTGATAGTGTTGTTGCCGGTTATGGCTATGCTGCCGGATGTGCTTGTGACAGTGCTGATCGCGTTGTTTCCGGTGATGGTAAGCAAACCAGCGCCATCATTTGAGACGGTGCAGTTATAGGTTGATCCGCCGCCGACAAATGTCTTGGCAGTTGCGGCTGTCATGCTGATCTTGCCGGTGCCCGTTCCTGCTGTTGTGGTAAACCCGGCTGGCACGGCATTGTTGAAGGCGGTCACGGTTGCGTTAGTAATAGCAAGCGTCCCGCCGTTGAACGTGAGGCTTTTTGTCCCGGTGGTGGTGGTCAAGCTTGTTGCAAAAACAGTGTAACCATTTAAATTCAGGTCGCCATTAGTCAAAGTATACAGACCGCAAGAACAGTTTCCAGTGACAGTTACTAATGCGTTTAAATCATGAACAATACCAAAAGTCGTGTTTATATTTTTGACGTTTATGACGCCTGTGTATATGAAAAGTCTTCCTCCCGATGGAAGGGTGATGGTTTTGTTGTTTCCGTCAAAAGTGCCGCTGTTTAGAGTTATCGTGCCGGAACTTCCGGTAGCTACAAACGATATAGCGTCAGCAAGGAAAACTGTTGAGGTTCCGTTGACTGATACCTGTGTATTGCCAAAAGTTTGGCCATTAGTAGTAATCGTCTGAGTGCCAGACGATCCGTTAAATCTAGTTGACCCCCAGTTTAAACCGTTGGCGGATGGGGTGGGGTTAAGCGTAAGGTCTCCGTATATGATAAGCCCGTTTGTTATTGTGGGGATATAATTGACGCTGCTGGCCGCAAAAGAAAGATTTTTAACAGAATCGGATGCGCTCGATCCAATGCTTAAACCGCTAATACCTGATAAAAAATAAAGCGAAGGCGCTTGAGATTCAGGTAACTGTCCGGGGTTAACGCCGCCGCCAGTGCCGGAATACTTAATGTTTACAACTGGAGTTCCAGTCACAGTCAGGTTTGTTGACGTAGCAAGGGTGAAAACTGTCGTTGCAGGGCTTGTAGCATTTACATAAATGTTGCCCACGCCAAACGCTATAGTGCGAACATTTGAGTTACTAGAACTGAATCTGCCTGTTGTTAAGGTCTTTCCATTTATGTCAAGAGTTCCCAAATTCAAAGTAGTTGTCTTGGTTGTATTTACAGTAAGTGCATCGGCCAGCAAAACCGTTGAGCTAACGGTCGTTCCCAAATAGACGCTGGCATTAATTACAACACCATTTGATGTAATAGTCTTTGAGGCTGTTCCATCAAAATATATGAATCCAGTATGGCTCCAAACCGTTCCTGCCAAAAGAGTGAAATCGCCATTAACGATCAGGTCGCCAGTGCCCGCAAAAGTTACGGTGCCGGCCGAAACAGTCAAGTTAAGGCATTTAGGGCCCCCCGGATATGATCCAGTAATCGTGACGGTATAAGTGCTGGCGGAGGTAAAAAACACATTGTCGCTGGCCGTTGGAACGGATGCGCCACCACCACCACCAGACGAAGTTGACCATTTCGTTCCCGCAGTTCCATCCCAAGCTGCTGTTCCGCCAACCCAATAACGATCAGCCATTGCTTACTTCCTGTGAAGAATCAATGAAAGCGATCCAGTTATCGTATCGAGCCTGCTTCATGACGGCGATCTCATCAGCCGTCAGCTTCTCGTAGGCGGCAGGAGTCATTACCAGCGCATCCCTGAGAATGTGCGGTTCAGTGCCCATCTCAAACTCGTCAGCGATACGCCCGTCTTCCAGTTGAACAATAGCCATGAGTCTCCCCTCTTAGGCTTCTTGCGAGATCGCCAGAATATCCCAACGGCTTGCGTTAGCGTTGTAGATCATGCCAAAATATGTCGTTTTGCTGGCGGTCATCGTGTAGGTGAAGTTGCTGCCGCTTGTGGTTAACGATGCTCCAACTGGCCTGTACCCGTTACTTACCCCGCCAGTGAACGTAATCACATAGCCCGTGCCGTTATTTAAAATGCGCAGGATGAACTTTTGACCATCAGTTGGCGTTCCGGCATCCGCATTGATCGTCAACGCATTGGCAAGGGCAGTAAAGGCGTATTCATCCACCGTATCGGTATTCAGCGCAAATGGCGAAGTAGTTGTGGTGGCGACGGTGATGCGAGGTGATATGCGCTTGTTCGTGAGCGTCTGCGTGTCCGTCGTGCCAACCAGCGCACCAGAAGGTGCCGTCAGCGAAGTTGCCCATGCCGAGCCAGTGGAGACAACGACACCTGCGCCCGGATAGATTGTAGGTCCGGTAGGTCCAGTCGGGCCAGTAGGACCGGCAACGGTAGAATTAGCGCCTGTTGGCCCCGTCGGGCCTACGGAGCCTGTGGGGCCTGTCGGTCCAGCGACAGTTGAGTTGGCTCCCGTGGGGCCGGTAGGGCCTGCATTTCCCGTTGGCCCGGTGGGCCCTGCAACCGTTGAAACTGCGCCTGTTGGGCCAGTTGGACCCGCAGGCCCCGTAGGCCCGCTGACGCCGTTCACAAGGGCAAGGAACAAAGTTTGAGTATTGGGGAACCCCGTTGTGCCCGTCCCAGCGGACGTAATCAACGTGACAGGATAGGTCCAATATGCAGTAGCGGTGCCGCCGTTTGTTTGCGTCGGAGTGCCGCTGATGGTCCATTTTTGATAGTTGCTGCTGTTGGTTTGATCCTGAATTGTGATGACTTCTGTTTGCTGAAGCAGCGCAAGGAAAATATCAACGTCTTCATTATTGTCAGTGAGATGGCTGACGTTGATGCTCGTGGCGCTGGTTTGGACAACATTATCCCATAAAATATCGCCGTCGCCCGGATAACCAGACGTTGCGGCGGTATTTGCCCTATAAAGAAATAGGTTTGACGAAGTGCCCTGCGCTCCGGTAGGGCCTGTGGGTCCAGTTGGGCCAGTCACTGACAACCCGGAAGTGCCCGTAGGGCCAGTTGGGCCCGTCGGGCCCACAACAGTTGAGTTAGCACCCGTAGGACCAGTTGGCCCCGTTAAACCCGTTGGGCCCGTTGGGCCCGTTATAGACGAACCCGAAGCTCCTGTCGGGCCTGTTGGGCCGTCAATTCCGGCGCTACCTGTGGGACCAGTCGGCCCAGTAGGGCCAGCAACTGTAGACGCTGCTCCTGTAGGCCCCGTAGGCCCCGCTGGGCCGTCAAAACCGATAGGCCCCATAGGCCCCGTGGGGCCGATACCGCCCGTATTCCCCGTGCTTCCCGTCGGCCCCGTGCTGCCCGTACTTCCCGTAGGCCCCGTGGGGCCGGTAGGGCCGTCCAAACCGCTATAGCCGGGCGCTCCAGTCGGCCCCGTAGGACCGGGAACTGTAGAAGCATCGCCGGTTGGCCCGGTTGGCCCCGTAATAGATGCACCCGTAGGCCCCGTAGGCCCAAGCCCGCCCGTAGGCCCCGATCCGCCCGTGGGCCCCGTGGGCCCCGTGTCGCCGCCGTTCCCCTTCTCGCCCTGCGGGCCGGTCGCGCCCGTAGGCCCCGTGGCCCCCGTGGGGGCGTATCCGGTCGGGCCGGTCGGCCCCGGAACGGTTGAAGCGCCGCCTGTAGGCCCTGTTGGGCCTGTCGGGCCTGTTGGGCCGGCCACGCTCGATGCCGCACCCGTGGGGCCCGTTGGACCTGTTGGACCCGTGCCAGACGGCCCAGTGGGCCCGGTAGGCCCTGCGTTTCCGGTCGGCCCAGTCGGCCCAACGCCCTGCAAATCAGCAATAGCCTGCGTCGTCGTCCGGCTTGAAGTGCCGTCCTGAACGATCTCGACCTGCTCCGTTCCGTTGAGCGAAATCGCCAGCGGCAGGTTCGGGATCTGGATATTACTGGCGTATGTAGGCATCAGAGCG